TTCTCCTTAGAACTCCTTCAAGAATAAATAGTTTATTCTTTTATTTTTAATCTTCAAAAGATGCACCTTGATCCGTAATTACGAAATCTAGTGCAATAAATTCAATTGCCTTAACTGGCTTCAAGAAGATCTTTGCATATACAATATTTCTATCGACCAAATCGGGTGTCGTTGTTGTTTCGTCAAGAACTAATTTATAATCTGCCAAACCAAGTCTTGCTTTGACGCTTGTCAAGAACGGAGTTACTTGATTAACAAATTTAGTCCAAGTAGCTTTAACATTTTGCTCGAAAAGTATTCTAGCTGCAGATCTTGAGATTTCCTTCTTGAGGAAAATTAACAATCTACGAACATTAATTCTATCCAATGCAGATGCAGTTACCTGTAGCGTTTTTTGTCCAAAAATTACAATTCCTTCAGATGGGAAAGAAGCAATAGGATTAATATTTGCATCATAAAGCTTGTCTCTTTCTTCAGAAGTGAGTCGTTGTCTTACTCCAATCACAGGAACACCAGCAGCACCATCAGAAATTCCCCCCCTATTAAATCCTGCGGGCGCAAACCAAAGTTCAGCGTTCTTTTCACCAAAAGCCAAAGCTCCGAGAGCCGCAATTGAAGGTGGAGCCCAAAGCGCTGCACTATTGATGGTATCTCTTAATTGTATCCAAGGCCAATAAGTAGCTGCATAGCTTGAATTAAGACCTCTAGTTTCCACATTACTTACAACAGTGGTTACAGCAGTTGATTCAGTTCTCGTTTCCTCAGTATCGCCGGCGTTTACAGGATCAGTAAACGGTCTATATCCACCATTGATATCAATAATTGCCAAAGCATCTGCGCGTTCCTCACAAATATCAATCAAGTGCGAAGTAAGTTCTGGAGTCGTAATACCGGGTATAACAACCAAATTCATTTCTACCACTTCGGGGTCAGAAACTGAATCAATTGCTCGTTTAATAGAGTAAAACGAAGAATTGGTTGTTGGAGTACCATTGGCAGTCAAACCATCCCTAAATGGCTCTTTCTCGCGAATGTTAATACCATCATAACCCCCATTGAGCACGGTGGTGAATTTATTGAAGCCCCTATTTAATACATCCTTGTAGTTTCCAGCATCAGCAGTGTAAGAATCCCCGGACTTTCTCAATCCAGATCGATAGAAAGCACTATTATAATCACCAACAGATCCGGTTCCAACATCGTCAAGCGAGAAGACATATGCGTATTCAGTCTTTATTGTACCAGCAGTATGCGTTAGCCCAGAGCCAGTTGTTGCAGTATATCCACCTACGCTTCCTCCACCTGGAAGAGCCCTTAAGAGATCTGACATGCTATTCTCATATCTTGTAGAAGCCCGAGTTGAGGAGTAAACAGAAGTATCAACTCCAAAGTAAGCAGACTTCGGTGAGGAAAGATTCCCATGACTAGCAGAAATTCTCAGTCTAGGTCCAGGGAAAGAGAAAGATGCAGTTGTGACACCTTGAGCACCCATTCCACCAAAATAAGCAAAGTTAACAAGTCTATCTGCGAAAGTATCAGATTTAAATCTTGCGACATTTGGATTACCCAGCACAAAAACATCGTCGTCGTCTGCTGAAGTTGCAACTCCAAATTTACCGGGGGAATTTGAACCGCTCAGAAGATTAAATCCGCTAAACTTAGGTGGTCCGAAAACTCCGAAAGGAAGATATCTAGCGTCCGAAGCGGCAGCTTCTACTTCAGTATTCATCTCCACCCTAATGTATCGAGACATGTTTTCATAATTTCCATATTCTCTGTATCGGCCTTCTCCATCATCCCAAACAACATACTTATCACCAATTTTTCTTGCAACATAGTTAGGAGAATTTGGATTTAGTTCGCAGTTACTATACCTTTCAATGACTTTCACGGCCTTGTCACTATCGGAAATCGAGCGAACCACAACACTAAACGTTCCATAAGGATACGCTGAATTTGTCGATACTTTGATATCTTGAATAGAAATCTTAACACTTCTTTGAGCCCATTCGGCATCATCCAAAGCAAAAAACTTGAAAAGCTTTTGCATATTGTATGCATAGTAAGCTGTTTTATTGGTTGTCAAATCCTGTGAAATAAACCAGCCAGTTTGACCTTCTCTTGCGGAACCCAGCTTGTGGTCTCCGCCATCAAGAGTATCAGCACCTGTCCCATTGGCTAATCCAAGAATAATTCCATAAGTGCCATTTGCGCCGGCGGCGTCGACTGTCGCTTCAGAATATTCTCTTTCAAAAGTTGACCCAAGCCAGTAGTTTTTCAGATAGTCTGCATGTGTAATAGTAGAATTCGTAAGCGTTGGGTTTGTGTTAAATACTTTTCGAATGTAATCCTCGCTGTCCTCATCAAAACTAAATTTAGAACGTTCAACTTCTGTTCCGGAGCCATTATAGACAATAGCTTCATATTTGTCTTCAGCAGAAGTTGTGGTCAACACCCCAGAACCAGTAAGTTCAGTTGAATTATCAGTCGGGTCTAAACCAACAACGGCCATTGAGCCAGTTGTGATATACCAAACGGCAGCAAGAGTTCCGTTGCCAGAATTGGCTCCGCCGACGAAGTTTACTATGGTAGTCGCGGCTGCCATGTCTGAGCCGTTGTTGCTTCCCCCGCTCTCGTCCGCCGTAGTAATGGCAGTATTGCCGGTCTGGCCTTTGGTGTCCTGCGTTATGGTTACAATTGCGGCAGCGGCGGTTGCAGTAAGATCATCGTGTTTGTCGAGGGTTTCGGCTATTGCCGTCGCCTGAGCGCCGTTGTTGGATACGCCGCCGGCGACGGTGGAAGCATCGAAAGTCCCGAGTAGTGATTCGCCGGCCGAATCGGTCATGACGTTACCTGCGGAAGCATGGCCGGTGATTGTGACTGTATCTCCAGCAGTTGTGACAACCGATATAGTTGAGCCGGCGAGCATCTGGCCAGCGTCATCAATTGTTATTGTTGCCGACGCGGCTGTTCCGCCCGGGGTCACGCCGGCCATGGATCCAGAGTTTTGAACAAAGAGTCCGTATGCTCCACCTTCAGTGTCAGTGCCATTTCCGGCGCCTGAGCCGGCAATTTTATGATCAGTGTCCCAACCAGCTTTACCAGCAGGAAGAGCCTGACTGTGCTGATGGCCGTTAAGTCGAACAACCGTAATAGGAGAACTATTTCTCAACCAAGCTTGGGTAGCATATGCCGCGTATGTCGGAGCAGTGTAATTTCCTTCTCTCCAAACATCTCCACCTTTTCCACCAGGAATTGGCAGTCCAAAAACATCGACAAACTCAGAAAATGAGTTTACCATTGTGGGGCGCATTGCTGGGCCTCTTTCGAATCTACCGATAACTACAGGACCAACAGGTGGTGCTACACCTGGAAGTTGAGAGTTATCAATCTCATCAATAAAAACTCCGGGTGATACAAATTTAAACTTTTTAACTCCCATTGATTTAGTTCTCCTTATCTATGATATCCATCTGTCTAACTTTGTACTTTGTTTTTAATATACACGTTAGTTCTTTTCTTAAGTAAATAGTATTAAGAAATTGAAAAAGAATAATTTACTCCCTATAAAACCCTTCATCATCAATATGCTCAGGGATGTCTCCAAATACTGTTCTCTCTCTGTTGAAACCAATTTCTGCCGCTGATTCGCGCATAACAATCTTTGGTTGTTTTTGGTTTTTATCTGCTCCAATTAAATATCCCAACACTTTTATACTAATTGATGTCTCATATTTCCTTTCATCTACTTGCATTGAAGCAACATTATTCTGTGGAGAAAAGTCAGCATCAAAAAAAGCTTCATATTGATGATGGTCGCTGCTAATATAAAAATGTTTAATATTTCCACTATAAACAGCAAATGGAGTAAGTATCTCATTCATCTGTTCTTGATATTCTGTGCGAATTCCCACCCTATATCCGATCTCAACAAAAACTGGCTGTGGAACTGTAATGGTCTCGTAAACAATTTTATTATTTACTGCCAACCCACGAGCAAATAAAACATTTGGTTTATTTCTATTCTTGATTGGAAAATTCTCTTGTTTAAAATCATAATTTGATTCGGCATTTTGAAAATTTGCTGTTTTATCTTGTTTTATTCTGGATTTAATTATGTAAGAACCACCTTTCGCATCTGCTTCTGGATTTAAATTTCCAAAAGGTGCTCTACTAGCATTCTTTGTTACAGATACTCTTTCCAATGTGATCATTGGTAAAATTATGGTTCCAGAATTGTCTCTTAGATCACGACTTCTCTTGATTTGATAAGCTCTTTCAGCAGAAACCCAAATAACAGGTACTTTTTTCCATCCCTTGTTGGTATTGCTATTGATATCAATCTGATTATCAATCCACTCCAAGATTGTTCTATCAATGATTTCTAAAGTTGATGGTTCTAATGGAAATTCTTTATGAGCCATCGAATAATCCCTCTCTTGCACGGACACATTTGGCTGAAATTTCAAATCTATGGTCAACTTGTCCAAATAATTCTCGTGGTTCATTTAAAGACATAATTTCATAATAATTGTTTCCATATAATATAAAATCACCTTCTCGCACAAACAAATCTTGGTCTTCTGTTAACCTTCTCTTATGAAAGTGAACTGTTAATTGTGCCATTTTATCTAAGCCATATGTTTGCATATCTGTTTCAATACCTTCCCAGCTAATAAGAGCATAAACACGAATAGGGGGTAAAAAGTTCTTTTTTATTGCTTCTCCGTATAAAGAATGAAAATTTGTAGAATTTAAATCAATAGGATAATAGGCAACTTGTTGACCAATAACCCTCTCAATCAATTCATCATTAACTTGCTTAACCAGATCGCGCTCTTTTTTACCTAGAAATAAGGGCGGTGGAGGCGCATCTGGTTGTGACCATTTATTGGACATTGCTTACCCCCTTTATCCCATGTATATGCCGCCCATGGGCACCTTGGCTTGTGTTCTGTTCGTTGCATCCATCATTGTGGCGTCAGTTTCTACTAATTTGGCGTAAGTAAGTTCATCAAGAGTTACCTTTAATTCTTCTCTTAATGCGCCTTGTTCTTCTTTACCCTGAGATATCAATTCGGCGCCATTTAAGCTAACCGATTCACCGGGGATTGGAATTGTGGCAAATTTACTTCTAATTAAGCCAAGCATTTCTTTACATAAAGCTAAAGTAAATCTTCGAATCCATTGTTTACCAATTGAGTTAATGTTTGCATAAGGTACATTTTCAAATGGTAATGTGTTCATGTTGTTGACACCTTCTGCTCCGTCTGTGCCATTTGATTGTTCGTCCCACATATCTGTTTGAACTGTAAACTCAACCCACATTTTATCTGGGTGAACAGTTGAAGGGGGCGGAAATAACCTTAAATTGTTGTTTTTAATTTCATATGCGAAGTGAGATAATCTTGTATTAATCGCATCTTCAAAAGCAATTGCTTGAGCTTTATTTTGCCAAACCGGGACTACCTGGAATGTAGAGTCATCCATCCACTGGCCATATGTGGATAAATTTCCAATAACATTTATTCCCCCATAATATCCAAAGAATCTCCACATTGCTTGGGGAGTTTTATAAAAAACTTTTCTAATTGTTACTCTTTTGCTATCTATTTTATTATAAAAAGGAGAAGTACTATCATCACCCGTTGTTTCTATAATTGTTTGTAAATCATAATCCTGTTTTTCACTAACTGTATTACAAGAGGCAGAATATATATATTCACTGCGCCCAATACCGTCTTCGG